CGCCGCTGGTGTTGGATCTGCAATCACGGGCCGTGGAGCGGATTTACTTATTATTGACGACCCGCATTCTGAGCAAGATGCATTAAATATGACGGCAATGGAACGTGCTTATGAATGGTATACATCTGGTCCTCGTCAAAGATTACAGCCAGGTGGAGCAATCGTTGTAGTTATGACAAGATGGAATATGAAAGATTTAACAGGCATGTTATTAAAATCTCAAAAAGGATTAAAATCAGATCAGTGGGAGATTATAGAATTTCCGGCAATACTTCCAAGTAATAAACCTGTGTGGCCAGAGTATTGGAAGCTTGAAGAATTAGAAGGTGTTAAAGCATCTCTATCGGTTGGTAAATGGAATGCGCAGTGGATGCAAAACCCAACATCTGAAGAAGGCTCATTAATTAAAAGAGAATGGTGGCGAAAATGGGATCGAGATTATATTCCAAAACTACAACATGTTATTCAATCTTATGATACTGCTTTTCTTAAAAAAGAATCTGCAGATTACTCTGCTATTACAACTTGGGGTGTATTCCAGGAATCCCCTGACAGCGCTCCAAATTTAATTTTACTTGATGCTCTTAAGGAAAGACTAGAATTTCCAGAACTTCGTAAGAAGGCTAAGGAACAATATGACTATTGGAAACCAGAAACGGTGATCGTGGAGGCCAAGGCATCTGGACTTCCCTTAACTTATGAGTTGCGAAAAATGGGGATACCTGTTATAAATTTCACTCCTAGTAAAGGTAATGATAAACATGCTAGGGTTAACGCTGTGTCACCTCTTTTCGAGAGTGGACAAATTTGGGCGCCCGATGAAAAATTCGCAGAAGAAGTTATAGAAGAATGTGCATCTTTTCCTTATGGAGATCATGATGATTTGGTGGATAGCACAACACAAGCGGTAATGAGGTTTCGACAAGGTGGTTTTATAGGTCACCCTGAAGATGAACAAGATGAGATTTCAATACCACATAATAGAACGTATTATTAAATGGATAAATATCAATGCCACTAGCTCTCGCAACCCCACTTTTAGTTCCTTTTGCAGAAGCAGCAGGAATAACAATAGCAGCTGTCGCTACAGCAGCCGGAGCAACTATACTTCAAGATAAAATTCAAGACTACATGCAAGAAAATCCAGAAAAATCTAAAAGAATTTTAGATGTAATTATGGCTACAATGCCAGGAGGACTGGGAGATATTTTTATTAAAGAAGAGATTACAACCAATGATGGCGAAGAGATGACAGAAGAAGAATCTGTAGATGATCGTTCTACAAAAGAGATAGTCCTTGATGCACTTGGTAAGAAAAAAGGAAATTACTCAAGTCCTGATGCTGAAGGAAACTATTCTAGTAAAAGAGGAAGAATTATTAAAGCATTAGAAAAATCAGGAACAGTTGAAACAGGTCCTAATAAAGATTATGATTCTAGTAAAAAATATAAAGGCTATAAAAAATTTTTTAACGAAGGTGGTTTAGCAGGAACTAAAACATATCATCAAGTAAGAGACTTAACAGTACCTCAAGACCTTGAGGGAATTATGAATTATAAAACAGGTGGTAGAGTTAATTTAAATATAGGTGGAAATCCTGAAGATCAATATGGTTTACAATATGATGATCAAGAAGTTGGTATTATTAATACAGATAATCAAATGGCTTTTAGACCAAATAGTATGAAGGACAGGGGACTTAAACAATTAGATGTTATGCCTGATATGGATCAAAAACGTTATGATAATTTAAGAAAAGAAGATGTAGAACAATTTAATGAAAAAGGAATTCCACTTTCTTTACCTAAGGATCGATACAAAGGTATTGAAGGTTATACTGCCATGGCTATAGATCCAAATAGAATGACAGATGCATATTCTGGATTTAGAAATAATATAACATCCCCTATTCCAGAAGATTACGATATGCAATACACTGTTGGAAATGAATTTAATGTAACACCCCAACAAACTATGTTTGATAAAGCAAAAGATTTTGCAAGTAGTGGTTTAGCTAAAGCTGGAAAAACTACACTTGGTATTTATAATCTTTTAAAAAATAATAATCCTGCTGGACTAGCAATGTCCGGTATAAAAGGAATTGGAAATTTCTTTCAAGGAAATCCCAGACAACAAGCGCGGAACGCGGATAACAAACAATTTGGTGTCGGTGATATTTATGGTTATGGTATGGGTGGGCAAGGAATAGGAAATAAAGATGCTTTTGGATTTAATACCGTAAGTGGTTTTGGAGACTACGAACAACACATGATAGACACAGTAGAAAAATTAGAAGGTCTATTAACAAAAACAGGTAGAACAGGTTTTAAACCAGGAACTCCTAATTTTAATAAATTAAATGACTACTCTAAAAATATTGCAGTAATAAACGAAAAAGCTAGAATAGCAGCCGCACAAGAAGAATCAAGATTTGATCGAATGGCTGCGGAACAACTAAGAGCAGCCAATACAGGATACACTAATCGTGGAACAAGAATTGATTTTGGTAATTATTATAATGCAGATGGAACTGCTAATACAAGTAGTGCTAGTAACCCCGCTAACAGTGTTGGCCCTACAAGTAATTTTGGTATGGCTGCGCGTGCAGCGAAGGGTGGTTTAATTGGATATCAAAACGGCGGCCTCGCTTCAATGTTCATGGATAAAAAATAATGGATATTAAATATAACGAAATTATAAAAGCATTTGTAAATACCGCAAATGATGAAAAAGTTACTCAAGCAGAATTATTACAATGGTATGCAGAAAACCCTATGCCTATTGAAGAAACCAAAACTTCAGACCCAAGACTAATGAATGAAGTTATTGAAAGTTTGACAGTAAAAGAAACACCTGATAGTACGGAAGTAGAAGAAGGTGTTGAATCCATAACAGAGAGAGTATAAAATAAATAATGGCTGAAATAGATAAATCATTACCCAATACAAAAACTGAAATTGAAATTCCAGGTGAAGAAGTAATTGTTGAAGAACAACAAAATATTATTGAAAGACAAAATTCCGGAAAAACTGAAATTGAAATAGAAGAAGATGGTAGCGCTGTTGTTAATTTTGATCCTTCAAAAGTTAATCCTGAAGGTGGACAAGATCATTTTGAAAACTTATCTGAATTTTTAGAAGATAAAGTTTTAGATCCTCTAGCTTCTGAACTACTTAACAAGTATAAAGATTATAAACAATCTAGACAAGAATGGGCAGATAGCTATAGAGAAGGATTAAATCTTTTAGGATTTAAATATATTTCAAGAACAGAACCTTTTAGAGGAGCAAGTTCAGTTACTCACCCTGTTCTAGCAGAAGCTGTTACACAGTTTCAAGCACAAGCTTACAAAGAATTATTACCAGCGGATGGACCAGTCAGAACTCAAATCATGGGAGATATTACTGTTGCTAAAGAAGAACAGTCCAAACGTGTTAAAGATTTTATGAATTACCAGATCATGGACCAAATGAAGGAATACGAACCTGAGTTTGATCAAATGCTCTTCTATTTACCCCTCAGCGGCTCTACATTTAAGAAAGTTTATTATGACGATCTTTTGGGTAGAGCTGTGTCCAAATTTATACCGGCTGAAGATTTAGTAGTACCTTATTCTGCAACTTCTTTAGATGATGCGGAAGCTGTAATTCATGTTGTTCGTATGTCACAAAATGATTTACGAAAACAACAGATCAATGGATTTTATAGAGACATTGATTTAGGAGATCCGCCAATACAAGAAGATAAATTAAAACAAAAAGAATTAGAATTAGAAGGCGTACAACAAAATGGTCAAGAAGATATGTATACTATTTTAGAAATGCATGTGAACGTAGATCTTGAAGGACATGAAGATGTTAACCCAGAAGATGGAGAACCTACCGGAATTAAATTGCCATATATTATTACTATGGATGAAGCTAATGGAGAAATTTTATCTATTAGAAGAAACTTCGAACCAAATGATGAATTAAAAAAGAAAAAAGATTATTTCGTTCACTTTAAATTTTTACCAGGTCTTGGTTTTTACGGATTAGGTTTAATACACATGATTGGTGGTTTATCTAGAACTGCAACTGTTGCATTAAGACAATTATTAGATGCTGGAACTTTAGCTAACTTACCGGCTGGTTTTAAAACTAGAGGTGTTAGAATGAGAGATGATGCTCAACCTTTGCAACCTGGAGAATTTAGAGATGTAGATGTACCAGGTGGAAATATTAAAGATCAGTTTATGCAACTTCCATTTAAAGGACCTGATCAAACTTTATTATCTTTAATGGGTATAGTTGTACAAAGTGCACAAAGATTTGCATCTATTGCAGACATGCAAGTGGGGGATATGAACCAAGGTGCTGCAGTTGGAACAACTGTTGCATTATTAGAAAGAGGATCAAGAGTAATGTCCGCTATCCACAAACGATTATACGTGGGACTTAAAAATGAATTTAAATTATTAGCAAATGTTTTTAAATCTTATCTACCAACTGAGTATCCATATGATGTTCCGGGTGCTTCAAGAAATATTAAAGTTCAAGATTTTGATGCTAAGGTAGATATTTTACCAGTAGCAGATCCAAACATTTTTTCTCAAACGCAAAGAATTGGTATGGCTCAAACTCAATTACAGTTAGCACAATCAAATCCTAAAATTCATAACTTATATCAAGCATATAGATCTATGTATGATGCTATTGGAGTTAAAAATGTAAATGCAATTTTACCACCTCCTGCACCACCTACACCTATGGATCCTTCCCTTGAACATATTTTAGCAATTAGTACAAAACCATTTCAAGCTTTTCCAGGACAAGACCACAAAGCACATGTAGATGCCCATTTAAGTTTCATGTCTATTTCAATGGTACAAAATAATCCTGCGGCAATGATGGCTTTACAAAAAAATATACTAGAACATATTAGTTTAATGGCTCAAGAACAAATTCAATTAGAATATGTTGAAGAGTTAAAAGAATTACAAATGATTCAACAACAAATGGCTCCCATGATGCAAACTCCACAAGCTATGCAAATGATGAAACAAAATCCACAAGCTATGCAAATGCAACAAAGAGTTAAACAACTTACTTCTATGATGGAAGCTAGAAAAGCTACTCTAATTGCTGAGCTAACTATGGATTATGCTAAGGAAGAAGATAAAATTAGCTCTGAAGTAGGTGGGGATCCTTTATTAAAATTAAAATCACGTGAATTAGATCTAAAAGCTAAAGCAGATCAAGATAGAAGTTCAAACAATGAGTCAAGACTTGATTTAGATACAATGAGAGCTATGATGGACGACCAACAACATGACGAAAAACTAGAACAAAATCAAGAATTAGCTACATTGCGTGCGGGAGTCTCTCTAACAAAGCAAACGATGTCTGATAATAATAAAAAACACGATTTTGGTAGAAATTTTAAGAAAAATTAACTATAATAATAACAAGGAGATAAATTATGAGCAAAGATTGGCAAAGAGGATCAACTTTCATGAATAAAGATGTTAAGATCGTAAAAGAACTTGGCGTTGGTTCAGATGGTTATTCAACAGGCGGTGAAACGATCGAAGCTACTGATCCTTTTACATCCCAAACAGTTACTGTTAAGGGAACAAAAAGAATGAGAGCCGATAAGAAACCCGTTAAAGCTACTTGGTACTAACATGTGGTTCTCGGCAATAAAATTAGCCGTTTCCGCAGGAAGTCACATTTATAAAAAAAAGCAAGAGACGAAAATGATGATGGCAGACGCTGCAGCTAAAACTGCACAACGTATGGCTACTGGTGAATTAGAATATTCTGGCAAACTTTTAGAATCAAGAAATTCTGACTGGAAAGACGAGTTTATTTTAATTTTATTATCGGTTCCTATAGTAATGTTAGGTTGGTCAGTGTGGTCAGATAATCCTGTACATATGGAAAAAATGGAGTTATTCTTTATGCACTTTGGAAATTTACCTTTATGGTATCAAACAATTTTTGTTGGAGTAATTGCATCCGTCTATGGACTTAAAGCAACTCATCTGATAAAAGGAAAATAACTAGGAGAAAATATGAGAAACGATTATGGAACAAGACCCTATAATGTAAGATACCCTAATGGGAAATCTACAGAAAAAAAACAAGGAGCCAATGATAGACTTGACGAATCTCTAGGAGAGAGAGACGGAAAAGAATCTACAAAAACTCAAAGCTTTAAATCTAGAAGAGATGAATCCAGAGGATCTAAATAATGAAAAATTCAGGAAGAATGAATCTTTTAGAAGAAGTCGGAAGAATAGATTCTGAAAAAATGAACCCTAATAGAAAAGCTGAAAAAAGAAGAGTTGTTAGTGAACTCAATAGTGGTTATAAAAATGGTGGAAAAGTTAAAAAACCAAAAGGATGTGGAGTTGCTAAGAGAGGGTTTGGCAGAGCTTAATCATGGCGCTGGACATTAAAAAAGCAATTAAAAAACCCGGATCTTTGAGAAAATCTTTAGGTATTAAAAAAGGTAAAACTATTCCTGCAAAAGTGTTAAATGCTGCAGCAAAGAAAAAAGGTAAACTAGGTCAAAGAGCAAGGTTTGCTCAAACATTAAAAGGTTTTAAAAAATCATGAAAAAATTAAAAGCAATACCAAAAGGAAAAAAGAAATCTTTAGGAAAACTACCAGCTAAAATTAGAGCAAAAATGGGATTTAAAAAAAATGGAGGAAAAATAAAATAATGAAAAAATTAAAAGAATTATATAAAAAAATTGTAAATAAAATTTTTGGAAAAAGATGTAAATGTACAAATACAGCAGAAACAAAAATAAGAACTTTTATAACTAAATGTATGGATTGTGGAAAGGTATTAAATGGCTAAACCCAAAGGACTTTGGGCAAATATAAATGCTCGTAAAAAAGCTGGAACTTCAAGAAGTAAAAAAAATTCTACTATTTCTAAAAAAGCGTATGCAAATATGAAAAAAGGTTTTCCAAAAAAGAAAAATGCCTAAAACTCCAGCATGGACTAGAAAAGAAGGTAAATCAAAGTCTGGGGGATTAAATGCTAAAGGAAGAGCAAGTTATAAAGGTGGTACTTTAAAAGCACCTAGTAAAAAAGTTGGTAATAAAAGAAGAGCTTCATTTTGTGCAAGAATGGGCGGAATGAAAAAGAAACTAACATCTGCTAAAACGGCCAGAGACCCTAATAGCAGAATAAACAAGTCTCTGCGAGCATGGAATTGCTAGAAAGATAAAAATGGACGAAATAACTTTAATAACTAAAACACAAAAATCATTACAAGAAAGACTACAAACAATAGGAGATGCTTTATTGGCTGGAGGGGTTGACAGTATAGAAAAATACCGTTATCTAGTAGGACAAGCACACGGAATACAATTAACATTACAGGATATCTCTTACCTGCTAAACCCTAAGGAGCAAAAAGATGAACAAGGAAACGTTATCGACATTGGAAACGGAAAGTCAAAAGGAAGCACCAAAAATTAAACTAGCTTTAGAAGAAAAATACGAAAAACAAGCTGAAGAAGAAAAATTACAATCAATAAACGTAAAAGAACCATTAACTCCAGAAAATCTTGGACAAGATACGGTTGATGAATTACCAGAACCATCTGGTTATAGACTTTTAGTTTTACCTTTTACACCAAAAGAAAAAAGTAAAGGTGGAGTAATATTTTCACAAGAAACTTTAGACAAAGCAAGAATAGCTACAACATGTGGCTATGTTTTAAAAATAGGAGATTTAGCATACAAGGATCCTGAAAAATTTGGAAAACCTTGGTGCAAAAAAGGAGATTGGGTTATCTTTGCTCGTTACGCGGGTTCAAGATTAGCAATAGAAGGTGGTGAAGTGAGAATACTTAACGATGATGAAATTTTAGGAACTGTAAAAGATCCTGAATCTCTTCTTCATTTAATTTAACCATAGGAAGGAACTATGCCAGACACAGAAGAAAGAAAACAAGATCTAGTTGATGTAGGCGAAGAACAAGGTGCTGAAATTAATTTTGATTCTAAAGGCGAACCCGAAAAAAAAGAAATTGTTGCAGAAGAAATAATAGAAGTTGAAAAAATAGAACAACCTATTGAGACAAAAGTAGGAGAAGAAAAAGTAGAAACAAAAAAAGATGAGTTAAAAGAGTATAGTGAAGGCGTTCAAAAACGTATTGCAAAACTTACTCGTAAAATGAGAGAAGCAGAAAGACAGA